AAATCAATTGCTAAAGCACCACCAGAATCCCCCTGAAAGTCTAAATCACCAGCAGTAAATTGAGCATCTACATATGCTTTGATTGATTCTGACGAAGAAACAGTAGTAGAACTTACACCTGACATTACATCACTATCTAAAAGAGCTGTACCTGAAAGACCTGTATTCAATACAGGGCTTGTTAGCGTCTTGTTCGTTAGGGTTTGACTGGCGGTATTAGTTGTTATCTGTTGCCATGCTGCCATAATATCATTCCTTTCTTTTTGTTATCAATACCGTTAGGAAGAAACTCCTACATAGTATTCGTCATTGTAAAATACCATCTTACCTGCCTCAGCAGTTGGTAACGATGATAATTCATTAAGTTTTATAAAATCTACGTTTAAACTATCTAATGCAAAAACAGTTGAAGATAATGAAAATACAGTTCCACCAGTTATATGTTCAAACTCTAATCTATCATCAGTACTATCATAATAAAGTTTAAAATCATTATTATTCCCGAAAGTAATCTTTTGATTATCTTGTAAAAAATAATCAGCTATACCAGCACCAGAAGGATTAAGAGCAGCAGTAAATGTTGATGCATCTCCAGCTGAGATTCCCCATGTAGTACTACCTCCTGAACTTTGTCCCCATGTTGTCGCCATATTTATCTCCTTTATCTAAAACTAAAAGGGTTTATACCTCTTACAGCAGATTTTCTGTATGGGTATTGTTTAACTCTCTTTTTAAATTTCTGATAATAATAATTAGCTTTTTGCATATCATTCTGGTCTTCCATTATCCTTGCTCTTATATAATCAAGCAATGCTAAATGTAGTCCATATTTCAAATTAATAGCTGTATTTAAATCTTGTTCTAAACCAGTAACAATAGTATATCTTGAATGATAATGAACAACCATTCTATGGTCCAAATCTTTGTCAACATCATTAGTAACAGAAGTTGAAATACTTTTCCATTCTCCAGTAGTTGAATTTTTTTCAATTAATGCTAATCTATCATCATCAAAATAATAAGCCATATTATTTCTAATAGTATTTTTCTTAAAAGGTGATGTTGTTGCTAAAGTAACAGCCACTAGAAATCATCTCCTATTTCTGGAACACTTGTCATTCTTGAAATTGCTCTTAAATTTAAATCACTATCTAATATTTCCACCCTGTATACATCTATCATAACACTGTTATCAAGGTTATACCATCTCTTATCTTTTTCAATTTGAGTACCAGCAGATGCGGAGTTAGCTCTGGCAGTTTGCGCTATTTCATCTAATCCATCATTAATCAATGATATAAGATATCCATGACTCTTTCTTCCAAAGGAATGTTCTATTTGTCCAACTATATCTTTTATTTTCATATTATTCTGCTATTCCTGAATATGTAGGTATACGTTTTGTATCATCTGCTGTTTCTGGTTGGATTGTTCCTTGCATTAATGCACCTAACATTAATTGCATATTTTTATTTTTTAAAGCAATTCTTTGTAATAAATCTCCTATAAGTACTTGTTGTGCTTGTACTAAATCTAAATCTTCATCAGCAATATAAGCTTCTAAACTTGAAGAAGTCCCTAACTCAACTTTTGCTAACTTTTGCTCTAAACACCTTTTAACAACATAACAAAGCAGTAAAGGCTCTAATTCAAATAATATTGTACCAGACATATACTCTTTAGCCTCTGCTCCAGCCGACCACGTACTTGGAGGTACTTTAATCCAATACAATTTTGAATTAGCTGAAGTACTTGTTGGTAAAATATGAACTTTACCATCAAGTTTATACCACACTGGGTCAGTCTCAGAAACTTCTTCTTTCCACCCACTCCCCGGTGTAACTCTTCCTCGAAGAGAAGCAGGTATCTCCCGACACTCAACAAGCATTTTTGCATCATTCCCAGCTACACTTCCAGGGGTATCTATTAAATTAGTATCAGATTCACGAATAACATATAATATTTTATTCGTATCAATATCTAATGAAATAGGTGCATCATTTGCATCTACAAAATCATCTGCAGTCTCCATACTCCATAACATATCAGTTGGAATAACATTTACAAGAAACTGCAAACCTTCAACCATATATATAGAAACATCTGCTGTTAATACATCAGTCCCAGAAGATGAAATAGCTTCACCTAATTGAAGTGCTGTTACTGCTGAATAAGTAGCCATTACTTACGAAACTCCTTAATAGTTTGTTCATGCGTTTGTTCACTGAATTCCATTTTAGTTGTCCTAGCCATAGGGTTTATTCCTATATGATAATATGGTCTAATTTGATTAGAAATTAAAGACTTATTACAAGCACCACAAATATACTCATTATTTGGAAAAATCTCTACAGATTTTTTACATTTTTTACAAGTATATATACGTGATTTCCAATTTGCCATAATACCAATAACTATTAATTGTAATAGCAGGGGAGAAATAATTCTCCCCAACTATTATTTTAACCATAAGCTAACTATTAGCCAATTGGTGTACCATTACTGACGAACTGATAAAGAAAGTGACTCTCAGGCATACATACCTCAAGTCCAGCTTCTGTAAGAATTAAATCCTTACGAGCATCTTCATCAACGCCCTGTACATTAGTATCAATGTACGTATCACGATTTATGCCATTACCAACCAAAGGACGGTATTTAACATTATCGAGGTCTACACCAACCATCAATGAAGAACCAACACCACCTTTAAGTAATGGGTTCTTGACGATTGCTAAACTACCATGTACTGTGTCAATTTTCATGACCTTATGACCTAATCCACCTTCTGCATCAGAAAAAGATAGATTATATTTCATAGTGCCAGAATCAGGCGAACTACTCATAAAACCATTCTTTAATTGATTCATGTAGGTAACTACGGGTAAAGATGCCATAACGAACTTCTGGTCAGCTCCGCCACGTTCTGGGGCGAATATGATTTCAAAGTCCTTTAGGAATCTATCATAAGTTGCTTCAGTATTACCAGCAGTGCCACCAGGGGCAATATCAACTGAACGAACATAAGGTTTAGCCGATGTATATGATAAATCAGTAGAATCGGTAGCTACCCATGTTGCACCTGATGAAAGAATATGACCAACGATACCATCGCTATATTGAACGCCGTTAACACTACCCTTGTTATTAAAGAGCATTGCTCTTTCAATATCAATTTTATGTTCACGCAGTTTCAAAGACCAGATTCTATCCCACTCAGAAGCATATCCACGCATGACTGTTGCCATCGCAGTATTACTCATATGAGCAGTAGTTTTAAAAATCTGGGTATAACCGAAAGTATCTTCAATGTCATATCCAAACGAAGTTGGAGCATTTGTACCTTCTCCAAAAGCAGTGCCGATTACTTGAGCAGATAATACAGTATCAGTACCCATAGCAATATCAACATCAGAACCTTTTGAGTTCTTAACTGTTTTTACTTCAATATCGGCAGAATTAACTGCTGAAATACGACCTGTTAACTGATAAGGTTGCTCACTTGTTCTATCAACAACTTGAATAAGCATACCTACTATCAACTCACTGGCATTAGCAGCAGCAACTGGAATAGAATCTGAGGCAGAGCCACTATTCTTTGTCCATTTCCAATTACCATTATCCTCTGATTCGACTTTTAGTGAATCAGCCGTATTTGGTGTTGCGGTTTGTTCTTGAATATTAAATGAACGGTCTGCCCATTTAATAGGAGCACGGTCTTCGAGAACTCTAAAGACAGGGTCGTCAGTTGGAAATTTACCAACAGCATTTAGATACGCAAAAAACGGAGTTTCCTGCGGTGCTAACTTATATACCCTATCACCAAAATTATGTCGTCTTCGCAGACCATGCTGTGGGTCCTGACCGGATGTGGTCGAACCTGTATAGAATGTATTTGAACTTTTTAAACTTGCCATAACATTCTCCTTTGCATTTTATTAGTGATTACAATATTCTAGTACGGGAGTCAGCTTTCATGATTCTGTCCCACACCTCGTCATCAAGTTTTGGCTTCGGTGGTTGTTCACCCTGCAAAACACCCACTGGGGTTGGCTCTGCTTGGGCTTTTCTCACCGCTTCAAATTCTCGAGGACCAGATGCGTTCTGAGGTGTATTAACCTTAGAATCTGCCGCTTTCCACATCTTGACCAAAGTGTCCGTTCCTAGCTCAGTCAATGGCTTATTCGCAAAATCATAGAATGCTTTCTTATCATCTACGTTTAAACCCTCATTGCTGAGTTCATTGTCAAACTGATTAATGCGTTGTTGTAACGCCATACGATTCTCTACACCTTTCTGGCTTTGCTGAACTGCCTGTTCAATATTGGCTCGTTCCATTCCAGCCCGGAATTTGAAAGAATCTGAGTTTGGGTCGTTATAAGCTTCCCAAGGGTCAAAATCCTCTGGTGGGGAAATCGGTCCTGCTTCTTTAGGAACTTCCTCTCCCTTTAGCACAGAATTTAAATAATGCTGCACCTCTGGGCGACTTTCTACGAATTCACCAAGAGCCTGATACTTTTCAGTATCACCTTTCTTGAGTTTTTGATTTTCCGCATAAAGTTTATCCTTTTCAGATTGAAAGTACTTTGCCGATTTTTCCCAATCAGGTTCTTCTGTTGGGGGTTGCTGCTCTGCATCACTACTTTGTTCAGGTTCACTAGCCTCAGCTAAATCCCTATTATCAGTAACGTCTGCGTTCTTATTTTTTTCAGCTTGATGTTTTAGCAATTCTCCTTCTGTTATAGAAGGATTACCATCACCAACTATTTGTGGTTCTTCCATTACGATTTCTCCTTTCGGGGTTGACCGTTTCTTTGTTGTTTGAGTTTCTCGTTTGCTCTATCGAGTTTAACTGCATTTTGTAACTGACCAATCGCTATTGACGTATCAGCCTTTGCTTTTGCCGAGCCTTCAGTTAAGTCAGATTTGAACTTTTCAAGTTCAGTCCTCTGTCTAGCAGCTACAGACTCTCGTCTTGCTGTCTGAAGGTCACCAGCTAATTCTTTAATTTGTTCTTGTGACTGTTGTAATTGTTGCTGTAATTTGGCAATTTCATCCATTCTTTGCAATACTCCATCTTTATCAAAAACTTCTGTTTTCTTCAACGCTTCTACTCTATCAATTAAACCCATTTGAAACGCTTCTGCATAAACTTGCCATTCAGCCCATCTGTTGGACGGCATTGTTGAATTACCAACAATTCTTATATCATACTCTCCAACATTTAAATCCAATTCCCTTGATGCTATTATTTGACTTTTATCATCATAGATTTTCTTATTTATTGTATATTCATTTATATCGTTATTAGGATTAACTAAAGAAAATGTTTTTTGAAATCTATAATGCTGTTTTGAAAGATTATAAATAACCTTGCCTAATCTTCTTAAACTGCCTTCAATATCACGTAATTTGCTTTTACTTCTTCTTTGTCCAAAATCTTCTAACTGCATTGTTGCACTGGCAGTTCGTGGTGCTTCCTGAGGATTGCCCTGCTGCATTTCATATATACCCATATTCAAATCAATATATCTTTCAGCCTGTTGAGGCAAAGCCATTATAGATTGAGATATAGGTTGAGGGGAAGGAAAGTGAGGCTGACCAAAAGACGCATCGTATTCGATGGTCGCATTTGGATTTGCCCAGTCTTTTTCCAACTGTTCAATATCCTGTATTGACCCTTGAGGAATAAGGAGTTTTAAACCTGCCGATGCCTGAGCATGTGCAGTAAGAAGGGAATGCATCTTATTAAGGAATCTCTGCATATCCTTCCCCTTGCGAACGTCACTCATTGGGTATGGAGTATTAGTCCATACATTTGGAACTGGAATAACTGGATAAGTCTCTGTATTTAACACACGCTGATACAAAACAACTTGTCCGACTGTTGACGTTTCTCTAATTCTTGTTTGGGTAACTTCTATAAATTCTACATCACCCATTTGTACAGCAGCAGCAAATTCTCCGTCTTCTCCCATAACTTTAAATCTTTCATAATCAACTATAACTTCATTTATCTGCTGTTGCATCTCTTCACGTTTATCAATAATCCTAAAATAAGGAACTTTAATTTTATCATAATAATTAAGAACTCTATACTTATCTTTTCCAGCTCCACCCCAATCAGAATCTTTTATCATATCTGGAGTAAATGCACCACTTACTGAACTATTCTTACCAGAACTAGGAAAATCTTCATCCTTCCATTCTAATCCTTTATCAATCATTTCTATCATTGGAAGTTCATAACCTTCTGGTACTTCACCTAATTGTGGGTATGTATTCAAAAGTTGTGGTTTAGACAATATAGTAGATAATATAATTCCACTCGCATCATCAAAATATCTATGTCTAGAATTGGGGTCAACATATACTCTGAAAGGGTCAACCCATGTAAATTTAATTTCACCACGCCCATAATCTGCTTCAGGGTCTAGAAAAGCATGAAAATAACCTAACCCAGTTATAGCATAATCATGGACAACTTGCTTAAATACTTCATTGCCATCAGATATATCCCAGATATATTCTAACAATCCATTCCATACCTGCGCCAATTTGTTATCACTGTCTTCTCTTGGATATGCCCTGAAGGAAGGTGGTCTTGAAGTTACAATAGCTTTAAACTGTTCAATAGCAGAATACAATCTATCCATAACAACATTACTTTGATTGATTGATTCTAGATTGTCAGTCTCTTCTTTAGTCCAGTGATTACCTAAATAGAAGTCAATATCTTCCCTAGCATGTAAATCCCAATCATTTCTGGCATCTGACCATCTACGGAAAATATCTTGGATGTTAGAAGCCTGTTCGTCTGTTGGTATTCTATTTTCTGCCATTATTGAAACATTCCAATTAAAGCTTCCATAATATTATTTGGTTGACTACTGCGCTTATGGATTGCACCCTGTGCTTCGCCCAAATACCTCCTATCCATTCGATTTAT